TAAGTGTCCCTTGAACCAATATCTAGACTTTATAGGGTTCATGCCAGGGGCATAGTCTATACCCATGTCATCTTGTAAAATCTTATTTACAGCTGTGTCTTTGGGTTTAGGTATAAAGGTAGTATGCGCGTCTCTGAGAGTTAATCTCATCATCTCTTTCGTTGCCCCTGACTCTTTGCCACTAAGTAAATAGTCGTACACCCTAGACTTGATGTAGTTAGCTGGGGTTATGTGCTCTAAAACATAGTTGCTTGTGTTGTACTCTCCAAACTCTTTTATCATTTCAGCCAACGTCATGTCTGGCAACACGGCTAAAGAAGATGATTTCTTACCTAGACCTAGCATAGGACTAAACCATCCCTCTAATATAGACCTAACAGCTTTATGGCTTAGCTCGCCTTTATCATAAGCTTTTTTTACTATCTCTATTGTTTCACTTAAAACCTGCTTGTTAAATTCTCCAGCTTCAAAAGCCTCCATAACCCTTTCCACGTCAAAATCCTCTCGTAGCTTAAGTTTGCCTTTGACTTTTTCAAAAGCAATATGTTTAAATAACCCAACCGCGTCGCCGGCTTTATCTGATATAGTTCTACCGGGAGAGGCGCTTTCCGGTATAATAAAACCCTCAGCTTGTAACTCTTTAACTACGCTTTCAGACAAAAGACGCACGTCATCCCTAACCTCGAAATGAGCGTGCCTATTATCCTTTTTTGCGTTCTTCCCAGCTTTCATATCTGCCATGCTACGATATCGCCCAACACCCGCACCTCCAGCTATACCGCTGCCAAACATAGCGTCAAAAACTTCAACCCCATGATTTAAAATAGTTTCACGAGCTATAGACCTGTAAAAACCTCGAACCTCAGAAACAGTTTCAAAGTCATAAACATCGTTAACTCCGTACACAGGTAAACCCTTGCTATACTCAATAGCACGAACACCCTTAAAAGCGACTGACTGATTAGCTCTACGTAGCAAAGCTTCTGGTAATAGCTCTACCCCTGAAAACTTGAACTGCTGATTAAGTTGTCTCGCAATAGCTGATAAGTTAGCGTTGTGTGACAGTTTGTCTGTGGACAAATTAAAATCTTTGCCTTTTTCTGAAAGTTGGTATTCCGCGAAATGCTCCTTAAAAGAATTTACAACAGCTTGTTCTTTTGCTTTTATAAAATCCTCGGGATCTAAATTAGAGGGCACTTTTCTAAGGTTTCTTTCTAAAACCTCTTTCATGTTACTAAGTTGATCTAAAAACTCTAGTTGCTTTTCTACTCTAACTCTACCCAAGTTCTCACTAGCTAACCTAGCTTTTCCTGCTCCTATTTGATTTGAAAGAACCTCTGTAGTGATACCTAGCTTTCTAGCCATCTCAGGTAAGTTATCCATAGAGGCTTGATAGTTCATACCCCTAACAACCTCGTCCATGTAGTTCTTTCTTATACCCTCTATATTCCTTACGAGATCTTTAACTGGTTTAGCCCCTGGTTCTTTTGCCCATTCTTGAGCAAGTGATTTATCAACGTCATATGTGACTTCACCGCTACCTAGTTCAACCTCTTTAATACCCAACCTCTTCAACGTCTCAGCTTTACTTAGTTTAAGCAACTCTTTAGGGGTATTACCTTGCCCAGTTGGGTCAGCTTCAGCAGTTAACCTACCTGTCTCCTTAGAGGTAAATTCAGCGGATCTTTTAGGAGTTCCGTATAATACCTCTTTATAGTTTGGTGTTTTACCTTTCTTAGAAATATTTATTGTCTGTAAGGTGTTAGCGACACCTATAGACTTACCTTCAAGTTTTTCACTTCCAGTTCTAACAGATAACGTACCTTGGGGAATCGCTGACTTTTTAGCAACATCTAACGTCTGCCCTATAGTGTTAACTCTTTCTTTAGTGTTTTTACCGAACACTTTATCTACTATGTCTTTAGGTGTTTTTATATTCTTAAGCCCTCTGTAAGATCCATCAATATCCGTAGACTTTTCAATGTAATCTTTAACGTTGTTGTTTAGATCTTTAACACCCTGTTCTATCTGCTCAATTCTTTCTGGTTGAGCTAGATCTGACATGCGGTCTCTTATGTCAATCTTTAAGCGACCGTCTGTCTTGACGTTCAGTTTCATATCCTCAGGTGTGTACGAGGGTTCTTGGTCTGGCCTCATGTCCGTTGTTGTACCAGTAAATTCCTTTTTTTGAATACCAGGTTTATTTAACGCTGTACCTAACTTGTTTGTAACATAACTGTTTAACCAACCATCAAGATCGTTATTTTCAACACCTTCCTTTCCTCCACTCTCTCTAAACAATCTATTAAAAGTATCTAAATGTAATAAAAGCTCTGGTTGTGTAATACCCCAAACAAAATCTTCTTTATCTTTAGTTGACTCAAACTTTTCAAAGGTAGGGGTTTCAAATCTTCCTTGGCTTTTCGCTACCGCTATAGTCTTACCTCTGTAAGAGTTTATTATAGCATCAATAGCCTCCCCCTTGCGTTGACCGTCCCGTGACCTAGGATTAACGCTAGCATCGAATATAACATCTCGATGACCAGCTTCTATTTTGTTAACTCGTGTTTTTCGATCACTGTCTGACTCTCTCTCTGGGCCTCTCTCAATAGTTAAAGCATCATCTAACCCTCTGATCTTAGCAACATTAGCTTTCATAAGGTCCTCATAACCCTCAGGCTTTTCATTATGTAGTCTAATATTGTCCTGTATAAGCTCCTTGCGTCTGCTTAAGTTAACAGAAGCCATACCCCTTTCTCCAAACGCAATCCCAAGTTTCTCATATTCTCTCCGTAAGTTAGCGCCCTCTTCAGTTGCCTTAGTATCGATAACCTGGTCAAGATGCTTAAGCACACCAAGGCTACTACTACCTTTATTTATAGACTCAATATAGTTTCCAAAGAATCTAACTATATCGCTCTCTTTCGTTAGATTATATTTGTGATTTAACTCTGGCTCTAATTTATCTTTAACCAAGTCTTTTAGTTGAGAAAAAGCGCCGTTCTTTCTAAGCGCCCTTAAGTTTTCTGGTTTCTTTAATTCTTGCACAAGATGACTAAATACCTCCCAATCATTTAATTTAGCGGCTTCAAAATCACCTTTTCCAAATCCTCCATAAGCCTTTGTTAATCTCTCGTGCAGCGTAGTGCCACCACCCATTGGAATGGACTTAGTCATGTCCATCATTTTATTGAGGAAGTCACCTTTGAATCTAGCATCTCTACCAAATAACAATTGCATGCCTATGTGACCTAGCTCGTGAGGGGCTAACCCAGCTGCGTATCTGTCAACATTATATTTAACAACAGCCGTAGAACCTTTTTTTGGATCCTTTGTTTCCAAACCATCGGCATCTATATACCACACCTCAGCATCCCTATTCCCCATGGTCTCAGTGCTACCTCTTTCAACCTTCACATCCATGCCGTACTCCTTAAAAATCTCACGCTGATTTTTAGTGTCCTGCTCCATTTTGAACTGCCCTAACTGCTCGTCAACAAAGTCAAGAGCGTCTTGAGATCTGCGTATTGCTCGAGCATGGTGGTCCGCCAACTCTTGGTACTTGACCGCATTCTCTATTGTAGCTTGTTCACTACTTACTGTTCTCCCTTTCTCTATGATCTCACCTGTGATAGGGTTGACAACGTCTTCGGTTTTATACCCTTCTTTTTTCACAAGAGTTAAATCACCAGGATTTTCAAGTATAGTAAAGTCCTTTCCTTTGTAATTCCCTTTGCTTGGAGAGTTGAATTCCTCTCCGGTTTTATTATTACGTATTCGGTAGTCGGTTCTCTTTTCTAAGTACTTTCCTTCAGCCTCCGTTTTAGCCTCATTAAGACTGTTGAAGCTCTCTGACTTTGTGTAAGCACCCTTGTGTGTAAAACCAAATCCTACACCTGTTAAGTAGTTGCTTGCCCATCTTTTTCCCACCGAGTTTAGATCTGGATAGTGGTGCTCTAAGAAAGTACCCATCTCCTCTCCATTCATCATATCGTCTGACATAGCTAAAGACAACTCTCCTATCTCGCTTCCTATCATAAAGCTAGAAGGTCCCTTAAAACTAAGATTGTATATTTTTTCTAGTCTTTTGTGGTTTTCGGCTACAAACTTTGGGGTATATCCAAATAGATTTGTCTTAGAGGTAATAGTCCCAAGCCAAGGACTCACGACTTGCCCTGCTGCTCCAAACCCCATTCCAACTGAAAAGTCTCCTCCGATGGCTTTAAACTTCAAACCCTCTATAACAGCTTCAGTGGCTTTAGCCGCCCATAAACCCTTCGTGCTAGCCGGAGCTTTCTGCCATCCTCCTTTTGGAGCGTTTTTTAACAACCACTTCTCGGTAGACATCCCCGCTTTAGCTGCGGCCGCATCAATTCGACCTTGTGTCCATAACTGTTTTGACGTTGGGTGATAAAACCTAGGGCTCCTAGCTGAGCTGAGTATATCATCCAAAGACCTATACCCAGTTGTAACAAAGCGTTTTTGCTTGCTCACGCCCTCAACAACTTTGTAACCCTGCTTAAAAAGCTTAGCTGCTCTCAGACCAGCCGTAACCTTATTAGCTACGGCAAACTCAAGTAATATACCTGCCGATCCAGCTAACCCTTCACCTGCCATTTCACCTAAGCTCCTATCTACATACTCTTGCTGCTCATTAGTCAACTCTATACCGTTACTAGTGAACGTGTCAGCATAAGCATCGACAACCTCTCTCTCTGTAAATCCCCCACCGAAGAAGTCTTCTCTAACATCATCTTGACCAAAGATGCTACTTAAAGCAAGGTTACCCGCATTCTGCCATCCGCGTTTCTCTATACTAGTTACATCTTCATTTAACAAGTAACTACGCTTTAAAGCTTCTCTCTGTAATTCTAAATCTTGCTTCTGTGCTCTTCGTCTTTTTGTGTGTGCTAAGAACTCCTCCTTAGTCATTACTGGTTCACCCTTATCGTCTAAAGGGATAACATCATAATAACGATTTTCTCCATTTGATCCTTTATAAGCGTATTCATGATACCCCTTTTCTTGATCCCTCATTATCTTAACCAAGTCCCCAAAAGAAGCTTTAGTATTCATGTTCGAGGAGAACGCTATCTTCCCACTAGATCTTTCACGTTGTTGACGTGCTCCTTCAGCTCCGCTTTTTGTTGTTAGAACTCCGTCTTCATCTTGAGCGAGAGCGCTTAAGTTGTTTAAGTTATAAGAGCCGACTTCAGACCACTCATTTTCTATATTAGCAAGAGCTAATGAAACGCGATTATATTCCGCTTCTAAAACATCTCCAGGCGTCAAATGCTTTTTACGAGCGCCAACTAGGTCGTTTAGGTTCTGCTGGTGTCTCTCTATATCACCCTCAACCTCCACAGCATCATCCCACTCTGAACCTTCAGGTTTTCTAATAAGCTCACCAGTAGCTAAATCCCTAACCATAGTGTACTTATTATCTGATTCACTCTCTCGAGCTACACCGTTCCGATCATATTCGATGACAGGGGCGTTCATAAGATCTACAACTTTATCACGCTCCTTTTTTAAAGCTATTAGCTCGCTAGGCGTGTGGTTACCGTGCAGTATACGAACATTAAGAGCTGCTAGATCTTTTTCGTTATCGTCTGAGAACGTAGATATATCTGTAGCCCTTCTGTTTTTTAACCAGTCCGCGTGACTAACTCCTTCTGGTAATTCTCCGTTTTCAATCTTACTCAACCACTCAGCGGCCAACCCATCTCCCTCTCTAGTTTCTTGCTTGGATTTTTCTATATTAAACCGATCACCAATTATGTCTCTTAAATCCTGATCGCCCAGAGCACTAAACTGTGTTCGACCTTCTCCAAACCAGCTTGATGGACTAAGTATACCCCAGTCCTGTTTACCTATCAAATCAAAAACTTGCTCTTTAACTTCTTCGTCAGTTAGATCTTGTGATGTTATTTTCTTGACATCATCATCTTCAAAAAATTGATCAAGGAATTGACCTTTAAACACCTCTTCTTGTTCAACCCATTCAGGACCTTTTTCTTTAAGTTTAGTAGTGTCATCCTTTAAAAACCCTAATATATCATCACTTAATGCAGTTAGACTTTCAGAGTTGTTTGCCCCGCCATCCCAATTGAAGGTTTTTGAAACCTTATTGGAATTGGTTATTGTTAAACCATTTCCATACCACGTAGCTTCTTCTACCTTGTACTTCTTACCTAAAGTCTTCTTTAACTCATCCACAAGGTTCTCTTCTCCCCAAAACCCTTGAGCAAATTCATTGATGACATCTCTCACCCCTTGCTCCTTAGATACCTCCTTAGGTTCTTTAGGCTCTTCAGTAGTAGAGTTTACTTTATACTGTTTTATTACAGCTGCAATATTAGCTTCAGGTTCGTTAGCATTAACCATCTTTTGGACAATCTGCTCTAGTCCTGTGTCAACGGTTCCGTTCATGAATATTTGTCTATTAAATCTTGGGCAGTTGTATCTGCGGGAGTTTTCTTAAATTGCAATCTCTCTAATTCCGCTATAATAGCATTATAATCTCCGCCTCGCTTTTTAACATGATCTTTCACTCTTACTAACACTGGTGTAGACCCTCCAGGGTTATTATTCCAAACCCATTCTCCACTTGTTTCATCTTTAAAATATTGATCCACTGCAACGTGTCCCCATGGTTGACCTCCTATCACTAACGGTTTTTTCCTTGTCTCTATTTTCTCTAAACGATCTCGTTCAGCACGATCAAGGTTCTTTTCGTACGATGTTCGTGAATCTTTCCAGTTTCTTCTACGTTCCTCTTCCTCTAACCTGGTTTTTTCATCAACACCTTTCTGCCAGTTCTGCTGGTTAATTCTACCCATCCAATCAGCTACGTAGTCTTTCGCAGTTTCAGGATTTTTCTCCATCTCATCTATAACAAGTTCCATATCGCTCTTGCTAAAACCCGCCATATCTGCTGATGTTAGCTCTCCATCGGGTGTTGGATCTATTGAACTCATAAACCCACCATCAACATATGCGGCTTTAAAATCTGGGTGGCTTTTGATATGATCTCTAAAAGATGCGCCTCCAAATGATTGATTCATAAGAGCAGGTAGTTTATCATTATCTATGGACAATCGATTTCTCCTTATCTGCTCTTCAAGATTAAACATATCACCATTAAGACCAGCTTTAGTAAAAGCCGCATTTCCGTCCATAACTTTTAATTCTAAATCTAAAGGATTAGTACCTCGAGCAACCATTTCATCTATCTCTCTTCTAGTAACAGTTCTAATACCACCTTCTTCTGTAGGTATATCAAACACCATTTCCCCTCTTTCCCCCATTCGCATTTTAGCCGTTCCGTCATTCTTTGCGAGAACACCTAATATATATTTATCTTCAGGTTTCAATAAGTTATCACCCCAACCAACTCCATCATTTATCTCTTTAGCTGTTTCCATAGTATCTTTCCAACCAGCTAATGCAGACGATCTATTACCTTGATCAGAGAGTAGTCTAGCCATAGTTTGTTTATCTCCACGTTTAACAGCTTGTAGGTATTCGTCTCTATACTTAGCCTCTGATTTTTGGAATTGATCATACAACTCACCTGAGGCCCAAGAGCCTCTATCACCCTGCATAGCAAACCCTTCGTCCCAACCTGCCATAGCTTCTTGACCCGCTTCTGCGCGATCGGTTATAGTCTGGCCTATACCAGATATAGCATCACCTAATCCGAACTCTGGCCTTCTAGTTTTTCCAGCCTCCTTTACACGGTTTAGTATATCAGCTGATAACCCATAATTTAACCCCATTGATTGTTCTGCCATTATTGCTTAATATTATTGATAAGGTAACCCTGTGGCTGGATCGATATTCCCAAGTTGACTCATTAAGTCGTTAACGTCTCCTTCTCCACCACTCGGGAGTTGAGCTGTTTTACCTAAATCACTTCCCCCAGTTCCACCCATTTGACCCATACCCAAGTCCATAACAGCACTACCAGCTTCATTAATACCCTCGTACATCTGTGCTTTCGCGGCAGCCCTCTCTTTCTTAGCGTTAGCGACATCATCAGCGGCCATACCCATTAGACCAGTTACTTTACCATGTACAGCTTGTCTACTTATTAATTCACCTTGGCGCTCTTGTCCTTGTATTTTACCGGCTTGAGCACGTTCAGCTTGTTGGTTAGATTGCTCTTGCATACCTATAGATGCCGATGCTTTTTGAGCATCTAAAGAACCTTGATTAGCTAAAGTTTGAGCTAGCGCCGCTATACCAGAACCACCTGCTGCGCCACGCATTTGGTCCATGATATTAGCCTGACTCTGCATAGACTGTTGTTTTTGAAATTCCGCTTGTTGAGTGTTTACAGTTAAGTCTTCCATAGTGTTCTCCATATTTGTATACGGATTACTTGTGTCTAGATTCGCAAAATTCTTTTTCTGTTTATCTAGTTCTACTTGAGCTTTCTCAGCCGCCTTTTTAGCTTTCTTAGCCTGCACGGCTCCGTCAATAGCTTTTGCTGTCGAACCAGCTGCCACAATAGAAGCGCCTACTATAGCTGTTATCGCAAAACTCATAACCTATTTATTTTTAATATATTCTTCATATTCTTGATATGTTACCGCTACTATTTCTTTTTCTAATTCAACTAAATCTTCTGTGCTAGATGGGTTCTTATGTGTGTTATACCACACAGAATCTTCGTGAGAATATAGAACCCTCTTCACGCCTGGTTCAGATACAATGTAGCATGGTGCTTTATAGTCTACCATACCTTCCTCGCTAACAACTGAGACGTGTCCAGACAACAAAAAACACATGTGTAAGTGTTTGTGTATAGCGCCTGTTACGATAGTATCTTTATACATAGTCATTTCCCTTATATAGACCCCATCCATAAAGAAGTGATTTATAGGAACTTGCTCTGCATCTGTTATTATCGGTTTTTCTTTTGCGCCAACGATTATGCTAACTCCATCAGCTATAGCGCGTATATCATCTTCTAGTTTAGTTATATTGGTTTTAAAATTTTTAGCTAATCCAGTATTAAGGTTTTGTAGGTGAGTGTTACTCATTAGATTTAATTATATTATACTAATATAGTTACACTTATAGCCGTTTGTTTACCTTTGAGATTCACTGCTGCTATCATAAACTTCCATTCCAACGCTAAACATCTCTGATACAGTTTTAGAAGTGTTTACAAGCTTCACGCTAGCATAATATCCTAGCGGAGAACTTAGGTTAGCTTTGTTGTCTTTAGTGAACATAATAAAACTGCCTGACGCGTTGTCAACTGTTTGATAAGATAGGGTGGTTTCAACTATCATCACTGGAGCATTAGTGGTAGCACCTGTTATCTGCCTAATATCACCTATCTTTACAATGGGCTCATCAAGCCCAAGTCCAACCTCAAAACCACCAGCCGTATCCGTCTCCACGTAATATGCTATGTCACCTACTTGGCAGGAAGCATTTATAGGGGCTGAGAAGGTTAATGTTGCATATGCCATTATGTTTGATTTAAGATGTCGTCTGAATAAATTCTCAGAGTAGTATCGTATTTTATGTTATTAACCCTAAGATAACCTTGTATTTTAGCCTCTGTGTTAACAGCACTTACGTGAGCTTGTATATGTAGTAGTTTTATCCCCGTCTCTACACCTCCCGCTTCTATACCTGCGTCGAGGTCTCTTGTCTGGGTATTTTCACTGAACGTTAAAACAGTACCGTCGGTCAACGATTGAGGGCTACTGAGTTGAATAACACTTGAACTTGAAGTGCCTTTTAAAAATGTGTAATCCTCAAGTCCTGATCCCACAATCCCATTACCTGTTACTTTTTGATTAGGCAAGAGACTACGCGTGTTGCCAGTTACCGTTACGTTAACAGTATCACTAGTATTTCCATCAACTGTAATAGATTTTGTTTTAAGACCTCCAACCATATCCTTCCACTCCACCCCGGTTTGTATAGCTGTTATATCATTTTCTCCACCAGCTTTAGTCACTTTAACCTCAAAAGGTTTAACAGACGCATTATTAGATATAAAATGTACCTGATCCCCATCTGCTAAAGCAACCTCTAAAGCGTTACTTATAGTTACTATATTACGCTCTACCCTAACTACTTTAGTTAAATGTTTTATGGCATTAAAATCACTTTGCGTTTGTCCAAAAGGATTTATAACATACATACCAGCAACAACGTTTTTGGGTATATATTTTAAAACTAACCTCGTGCTACTAACAGCTTGCGTACCCTGTACGTTAGCGCGTTCTTCTGTAAAGTTACCAAAAGAACCTCCGCCATCCTTTAAACTAGATCTTATCACAGTGTCTTCTACACTAGCATTTCCAGCGTGATCGTATGGTTTCACATCTATAGTAGCAGTCTTTATACCGCGTTGGATAATACTTAAATCTCCTGGTTGAGTAGGACACTGATCACTTATAACTGTAGTCGCGCCGTCTATTGGACCCCCATCTATAGTGACATCATATCTAGTTTTTACCACTACCCTAGGAATCATTATATCGTGATATGAAACCCCAGTATTTGGTATAGCACCTTGTATAAAAGTGGTCTCTGTCTGAAACGCGTCTGTCACAAAATTGTAATAACCATAAGTACTTGCTGTAACACCGCTATCTACACTTATTTTCTTTTGCAGGTGTAAATTGTAATTTGATCCAATATCGCCATAAACCTCTATCTTTCCACTTCCACCTTGACTATCATAAGAGTTGGGACTCACTTTAACTACTGATATAAACCCAGCGTCTTCTCCATCTGGTCCATCACCAGGTGGTAAATCAGGGGTTATTATATCGTGGACTATTATAGCTCTGTGACCTAGACCGCAGAAATCTTCTGGATCATTTATTAAACCACCATTTTGAGGTGGGGTATAATATAGATGTACCGTGAACTCGGTTTTCAACCCGCTTGTAGTGACTTCATCTATAGAATGTGTGTAGCAACCAGAGTATTCACCTAGATTTTCCCACTTAACACTTACTTGTCCATAATAATGAGGTGCTATTCGCTCAAACTTAATCCTAGCAACTTCACTTGTAACCCCATCGGGGACTGTACCAGAGTGTTGGTTCACCGGTCCACTTTGTACTGATCCCTCATATAATGGGGCGTCTGCAATAAGTACTGTTTCAAGTATATCATCTCCAGCAACGTTTTCGACATCAGGTGATAATTGAAGATCTTCATTACGTGCATATAAGGAGAGTAAACAGGTTTTCCTCTGGGGCTCAGTCGGAGTACCTGCCTTTATATCTATATCCACTCCGTAACTAACATTAGACTCAGGCCACGCTTCTCCTCCCTTAAATTTAACCGCTACTTTAACCGTATTTCCAGGGTCACCAGGCGTACCGTTATCTGAAAAAGTTATTGTATCAATATCTCCTTGGTATTGGTTAGCCCCAGTAGCACCCACGTTAGCACTACCTTCATTCGTGTATACATTCCCATTTGCGGTAGCTCCTTCTATTAGTAAATTCTCCGCATGTAAAGGATAATTCCCAACAGGAGATACAGTAAATTCTACAATTTCTCCACCTTCATCGATCTGTTCTCCTCCTAATTTTACAAAAGAAGTAACACTACTTGTAAATAACCCAGCTTCAGTAGTTGAAACAGCCGTAGTATCCCAAGCTGAAAAATTAGCGCTCGAGACGTTAATAGTTACGAGACCTGTATAACCGCTGTCGCTATGTGTCATAGTGGCACTACCTATACCCTGCGCTGTCATATCGCCCTTATTGTTTAATAGTATGTCGGAATCACCATCGCCCATAGCTTCTCCCGTAGGTGTGCCAAACCATTTACCTTCCTTTTCTATAAACTCTATCTCTCCACACGTTTGTAGATTAGTTGCTATGTTATCTACATACCAACCTGTTTTAGACTCAAGGTTGAAGTATTCTCCATCATAGGAATTCGCTGTAGTTATACCACCTACTCCCTCACTATAATCACCATTATACCAGTCTACGCTTTCGGTATCAAATGCCGTAACTCGAGCTTGAGTTCCTTCATAGTTTATTGTAGTGAAGTTCTTGACCGTATTAGGCGTTTTATTAAATATTGTAGTTATATCGGAATTGTACGGTGAACCATAGAAGTTGTTTCTATCTACACTTTCATCATCGTGTTCATATATGTGCCCTTTATCAAAAGTATAGTAGCTGTTGTTTATACTTAAACCGCTCTGTGGTATAAAAGACTTAAAGCTAACCCACCCCTTAGATCTCTCACTGTAAGATATTGTAGTTGCATCATGCCCAGTCTCTTGAGTTTCAGTTAATTTTTTAGATATAGTTAAATTGTATTCACCTTTCTTCTCATCATGAGTACCTAAAGCTCTCCATACATAATCAGGTGTCGAACTATCCGTTGACCTCATTTTATCCGAGAAGTAATCCCTCATTCCTAGTTTGGAAATCGAACGCACTCCTTCTCCAGATATAGCTAAAACTTGCCCACGTATCGCGTCAGTAAAATACACTTGCGTTGGAGTAGCTACCATAGACTCAGGATTAGTAGATATACCCCAATCCCCTTGGTACGGAGTTACATCTCCCACAACTGCGTTACTAGCCACGACCTGTGGTTTACCATCAGCGTTATACAAAGCATCTTTATTAGTTTGTGCTCGTAAGATTTTATCTTCACAAAACATAACCAATCTAGTATCCCTATTTAACAAAGCTTGGATGCTGCCATAACTAGGGTTTAAATCCTTAGTTATAGCTTCTGCCATTATGAATTGGTTAGTGTTATTAACCCCTACAGTGGAATTGTATATACCAGACCATATAAGACCATGCTTCCTTCTTTCCTCTTGAACTGGTTCAGCGATAACTGTAGATGCTTTAACCCCGTTATCCATTTGCGGAGCGTTATAGTCATCTCGTATTCTATCTGACTCTACTCCATTACCAAAAGTCCAACAGTTGTTCCAATCCAACACATGACCCCTGTTATGGATTGAGGTGTCAAAATCGGATCGTTCACCTCTAACGCGAAGACTATCCGTTGGGTTTGCCGATCCAGCCCCTTGTAAACCTCCCACCAGCTTTAGTGTAAGAGAATAGTTATCCCGTTTCGTAAATACGACTAGTTGATTTGCATCAACTGCGTAGTACTCTGGAATAGCAGGGGTGAACTTAATTCTATTATACTGATCCCACTCTGTTATTGTAAACTTATTGTCACCTAGACTAACAGCGTTTTCGCCTGTCACGCTGCCATCTTGAAGAGATAATGTAAATGTAGATCCTATAGGTAGTAATTCTTCGTTAGTGTTTATATTAAGATCTAGTGGAATTAAACCGCTAGCTTGGTAGTATATATCTAGTTCAACTGATTCTTTAGGTTCGGTTTCCCAAACAGCAGGATTGTCTGTAAAGTTACCGCTATCAACAGTGCTATCAAAGAAAGGTGCCATAATTTGTATATGATCCGTCTTACTCATACCAGGTAATACCTCTCCACCGTTTCCAGCTCCATCATGTTGGAGCGCTCTTCGATAGTCGTCATGATCAGAATCTGGTCCACCTTCATTTGCCGGTTTAGTTCCTCGTATAGGATTGTATCCACTGAGAGAATCAGGGCCCATGCCTATGCCAGGTTCTACGCATATAGTCCAACGCTGGCGAAAGTTGTATTTCTCAAATTGGGAGTTATTGCCTGAGCCTTTATAATTACGAATCCCATATACTCCAGTATACCTAGTGGAACCTGCGTCATACACTCCAGAATTATACCCCTGCTCCATACCTATCGTGTTTTGATAACTAACCCAATCGCCTTCGTAATCAGGGTACCATCCATATACGATATTATAGTTATTTGGATCAGTTCCACCAGAGTCAGCAAAAGACATAGGAGCTTCACCATCGTCTGAACTAGCTGGATAAACTCCACCTGTAGGATGTGGCCTATCTGTAACCTTGTATAAAACCTTGTCTGGGTCTCTAGTAAATCTAAATCTAGTTCCAGGCGTGGTTAACTGCTCTATGAACTTCCAAGCTTTAAATTTCTCTGGATTACCCGTTTCAGTAAAATCTTGAAGTCGATATGTTATATCGGTATCGTCAGGTAGATTACCACTTCCATCATACGTGGAAGTGAAAGTACTCCAAGATATATCCATAAACGATTTTGTGGGATTTGTTTCCCATATACCTCTACTAGGTTGGCCTTTTCCACTCACAGAATTACCTAAATAATATTCACCAATACCACCATCGTCTTCTGCGTCATCATTACCGTTATCGGTCCACCCATCCCATTGGTTTGAGTTTAAAGATCCGCACCCAAATCTCCCGGGTCTATTTGTATTTTTACCACTATAACTAAAAACGGTACCGCAGTCTATAAAGAAGTTACCCGCGCCTCTCATACCCTCCCAAAACTCTTCAGCTGCCCCAAATCCACCCGCTTGCTCGTCGTTAATAGCTAGTATAGGATTTTTATTAATATCGTTAGTCGTAACCTGCCATGCTTCACTTGATGTGCTTGTGTCTGAACTCGCTCCTCCCCATCTATATATGTCTCCTCCTTCCGTGTCCACGTGATGAGGCCACTCTGTGGGATGTTGTGGTAATCCTTGGCCACTATAATCACTAGAGCCAGAGTTAACCTTCATGTAAGACCCTAATTTTGCCGCGCCATCTGATGTCACGCTGTTAGTTGCATAACCATTATTGTGGAGATAACTAAGAGACCATTGATCACTCACCACCCATTGCTGTGGATTATAGGTAAGTACGTAGCTTTCTAATAACGTGTCTTTATATATTTTAACAAAAAACCTACCATCAAATTCAGGTTTGTTTTTTACTTTACCCTCAAAAAGAGTTACCCGTAGATCGTCTATAGAGCTAGCAAAAGAGTTATCAGTACTCGTAAATAGAATATCAACTCCAAGTTTATCTTTTAAAGTTATCTTATAGACACTTCCGTCTAACGCGATTTTTGAAATCGCATATTCTTTAGATTGCTCCCCACCTCCGTAGAAAATGAGACTCATATTCTCAGGAGTGTCAAGTAAGAAATCCGCCCCAAAAGAATTGTTAAAAGCTGTTTCTTCTATAGTTATAGCGCTACCATCTAACACAGGGAACCCGTAGTTACTATTTCCAATCTGCTCGTCGTTGTTAAACACCGTGCCGATTGAATCTTTATCCATTTTGATAAAATCCGGAGCTTCACTTTCTATAGCTAAAACTTTATATCTAGCGTTTTCTTTAACTTCAGTTTCACTACCATGAGCTTTTTTAAGTTCCAAAAAAGTCTCTTCGTCAATCTTATTTCTATCTGATGAAGGGAAAGACAACCATATGTTTCCATCCCACGCATCATACCATCTATCCATGGATAACGTGTGGTAGTCGATAGACGTCTCTTTAATATAGTATGTGTAATACTTAGCCCAACTTGGTATATCAGTGCTAGATTTTAATCGGCAATCTAATCTATTCCTTCTACCGCATACTTTTTTAGGCACTCTTATAGAAGACTTCTCGTGTGTTAATACTGGAGTCTCTCGACCATACCCATCGCTAAACACCACTCCCACTTGATACGTGCGGAGAGACTTAACAGAGGGTAAAGCTGGGTCTGAGGTTACATCCGATAATTTATCTGACACTAAACCCACCGCTATAATAGGGTCTTTGGTTACAGTATAGTTTTGTACATAATTACCGTATATAAGTCTATTAGCGCTTATCTCTTGAGCTAATGCTTTTCTAGGAACATTGTCCCACGGTCTAAGGAGTTGGTTAGACGGCACGACCGCATGCACCATGTCTGTCTCTAATTCATACTCACCCCTCCCTAAATGCAGAGGAGCTTTCCCCTCGAGGTTTGGCCAAATAGGAGTTTTATCAGACTGCTTCGCAGTTTTCACTGTATATACAGTTGGATTATTAGTTTCCTTATATAACAGATCTATCTCTACTACATCTTTTGGCATAGAGTACTTATCACCATGGTAACCCTTTAGTAATAAACTCCTGATTTGATTAACCATACCAAAGTTGTAACCCTTCTTTGGAAGATACTCATATGGGGCGGGTAAAAAAGCTATACGCGACCAGGGTGCAAAAGTAGAATATTCTCCATCTTGATACTTATATCTGTAAGAAAATCTAGGAAGTTTAAACTCAAATAACGGATCCGCTTGTTCTAGTCTAACGTGGTAATCTTGTGTTATACCTACAACATTAGGCGTTGCTGATAAAATACTTAGTTCAAACCCCGTTGAGAAAAGATTATTTGGACCTTGTACGTTCGATGCTATAACTTTAGCTCTAACATCATAACTAGTAAAGGTCGTGGGAAGTTCGGTGTCTCCGGTATTGACAAAAAGTAATACATCTCCTTCACGGAAGTCCATTAAAGTGTCAAAAGAGATACTTTGTGTATCTTCGTCGCTAAACGTATGTGAAGATATAGTAGTGTAAGCGGGATTTTCAACCCCATCGCTATCAACGCGCGATGCGTTTGTTCTATACATCTCCAACTCTAAAGGTTGCGTAGGAGCTTTCTTTATAACTGTTACATGACTTTCATCTACATAAACCGGAGTTATATCGTCATCAACGCCAAGGTCGTCGTAAACACCATGAGCAACTTTAAGATTATCACTCTCGTCTTCTACAACAAGTCTAGTGTGAAAGTACGGGGTATCGCCAATAAATATATTACCCTCGTTGTTTGCAATAACATCAACAACACCACCAGTACCTGCAATACACCTAGGTATATTTATTTTCTTTGGTTCAGTATTGTTATCTGTCCAATATATAGAATCCTCTAGTATGTTTATACCAGTTATGATAACGTGTTTAGAGAAATTTAAAACCCTTGGAGCTTTAAACGTTATGTCATCTCCATCTGATATTGTAAGAGACTTGCTAAGGTTGTACGTTCTTTTACTATCTGAGTAACCTAGACCCGTGACTAATACTTTATCTGCCTCAGTAACATTGTAAGTAGCTCCGTTAGCTACAGTTTTATTTAAGATAGTTATTGTATCTCCTGTGTGATTGGTAAACGTACCCTCCACCCACATATCTTTCCTTATACCTGTAATATCCGTGCTGTTTGAAGCACCTAAGTCGACTTGAACCTCGCTGGAATTCGTTATGTTAGCATATACAGTCGTTTTAACACTATATATATCTACGAAAACATATTTATGCTTCTTGGTTAAAGCATTATATTCTAGTATATAATCTTTACGTGTAGAGTTATAGCCACCAGCATCAGATAAGGTACCAGCGTCTATAAAATAGTAGATCTTATCTCTATCGACCGCGCTAATAGAAGCCACGCAGGTGCTGTTGTCTGCTACGTCGTAAACACCAGTGGCAGCCGCCATGGAATTGTGTTTAGCGTTTCCTAGTAAAGTCTGCACTGAGCCTACATCTGATCCGTCTGATGTTGCAATCTGAATATTTAAAGCGTCTCTATATTGACCATCAGGGATAAGGCGTTCGTCCATATCCTTGTTCATTATGGCTTTAGAAAAAACGTTTTTTAACTCTGCCATATTTTAGTGTTTAATCATTTTAGAGTTGCCTCTAAGTACTTGAGTTAGTTCCTCTAATTTAATATTAGATAGTCTTATTTTAGCTTTCCTTGTTTCAGCAAACCTCTCTCTTTTAAGTTGCGCTAACAACCCACCAGGAGTATCTTTTTTGGCAAGCAGCACTCCGTACAATATATGTTTGTATATGGCTTCTTCCGCAAGTTTGGGCACTAAACTGTTAGCGAGATTAATACCACCGTTACTTGTAGAAGAAACACCGTCACTAATATATCTCAATACAAGAGTTTTACCGCTCATGTTAGAACTAAAATGAAATTTACCTTGAGCCTCATCTATAAAGAAAGTTCCATTAGCTTGAGCATATTGAGGGTCAATCCCGTGTCTACCACCCACTAAGTTACCATACTCATCATCTACATTGTCGGCATCAGTAGAACCAATATCCGTGGCTGATTGCGCTTTATAACTAGCCCAAGTATCAGAACTGAAGTTACCATCAGAATCCGCTGTTGTTCTGGCTAAGTCATCGTCCACATCTACATCAAACCCACCGTATAACTCTACAGACTCATCTACGTTAAAAGCATTAGATGTTTTATTCGTTGGATATAAAACTCTCTCTATACCATTTCCATCACTCCAACCTAGTTTAACATAGTTGACGTAGTCTAAAGGCATAACTAGCACTAAAGAAGACGGCACTTCTACCTCCCAGTCTTTGGTTGACCTAAACGTGTCGTAACTTAACTCCTGTAACCCTCGTATAGCGTGAAACGTTATGTCATTTAAAATTACATTTTCACACAACTTTCCTTGACCTACGTATGTAGCGGCAAAAGAGTCTATAATCTCAGTTAGAGGTATATATCTATAATTACCAAAGTCTGGAGTTGTGTTATCGTAATACGCTTCAGGTTCTGATCTTAATATCCCCATCTATTTATATTTTTTGAATTTGCTGGTCAGCTGAACTCATTTGGGTTGCTGTTTGAGCAAGTCCCACTTTGTTCATTACTATACCTGCTAATGTGAGTATATTGTAAACTAAGTTATCCTCTTCTGATCTATGTAAATCAAAATCTACAGAAGCGTTAGAATTATAAAGAGCTTTTTTATTAGCGCCAACAACGACATACGCCCATTCAACAACACGTGGTGCTACGAAGTATTCCGCATCAACACCGCTTGTTTCTGGAGCTACGTCCCCAGCGTACACCTGTATGTCATTACCATCCGTCCTACTGTCAGTGTAAATTGGCGCTCGGCCAGCTGTAGTAGCCATATGTCTAGCTGAATTTTTTAGTCGCTGAGCTTCAAACACGTTCACTTTTTGACATGGTTCATTACCTGATAACACCATGCCCACTTGAAATACATCTCTAACTACACCGTCTATAGTTATCTGTGTAAGGAAAGTGGTGCCACCTGTTACTGCGCCTATAGAGCTAAAGGGACTTAATTTTCTATCAAGCAACTCGTCTAAATTCTCCTCATCCACCTCGTTAGTTCTATCTTCTTCAGTTCTGTTTCTTTGGTTTTTGGCATAAAAATAAGATTCAAATATACTCATTTGAGCCTGGTTTGCCAATAAGTTAAACTCTTGTGGAGTTACGTAACCCCTTTGCTCTTTGTTAGCAAGGGTTAAAACTCTCTGATATATAGTGTCTACACTTATTGCCATAATTCTTTTTTTGTAGTTTTGCAACCACCCAAAGGGCAGTTGCATCACCATTGATTATTAATTTAATCGTTTTTCTATGTTGGAGTATATCTCCATTCCCTCATCAGTTTTAAACCACTGAGCTAAAGCCGAGTATGGATGTTCGTCAAAAGGAACAGTCATTAACTTTCGGTCATTGTTTCCCCAATTAAAAGTTCTTTGGTCAGAGGATAGCTTTATAATCCCTAGCTCCACAGCTTTGATACCGAAGTTCCTAAGCATCACATTATCGTCATTAACGAGTTCTAAGAACAGTTTAGGGTTCCTCTTAGCGTATAGCAACAGATCACGTTTAAGCTCCTTAGAACTCATCCCTGATACCTTAGAACCAATCTCAACCCTCATAACAGCCTCTGCCATGTCTATATCTAAACTTTGAGCAGCGTTTAGAGCTTGAATCTCTAGTTCTATTAAATCTATTTCACTAGCAGCTCGAACCGCTGGCTTATACTCTACGTATTTCATACCCAAACCTGGGTGGTATAGAGATAGCAGTTTTTGTAACGTTTGTTTATTTTTAGGAACAAAAAGTACCCCGTCTCTAAAAGTAATGTGTCCTAGTCTTTGATCACCTTTCATTTCATCCACGAAGGGTGTTCTTTGATTTTTACAGTACTTAAGTTCTCTTTCATAACCTTTATCTTCATCAAAGTAGTATATACCTGATGATCTTAAAGTGTGAGATAACGCAGCTCCATTTTTTAAAATATACCGTCTATCTTTCATTTCCCAAACGTCTTTTTTGGGTAATGGTTTTTCATAGTGTTGGACTGGAGTTTCCTCTAGCACAACAGTTTCCATTTGAGGTTCTTGAACCTCTAGTGTTTTTGTTTTCTTTTTAGCCATAATATAATATAATATAATAAATAATAAAAGTTAAAAACCGGGGAGCCGAAGCCCCCCAGTAGTTAACATACAGTCTATACAGTTAGTAAGTTAGTAACATAAAGTTATTAGCTCCTTGTGTGACCAAGCATCTTTCAGATAAGTGATGCACCTCCATAGCATCTAAGCTAGAAGTAGTGGCACCAACAGAACCTGTAACCCAAGTCTTCATCTTACGCGATTCAGTTTGAGAAGCTCTGTAACGAACGTGTAGGAAAGGACGCTTAAGGTTCTTACCTAAATTTTGATCGTATACAGAAGACACTCCAGCTGGAACCATAATACCAACATACTCAGCGTCTGCTTCAGCGAAACCACCCCTTGTAGAAGCATCATTTAAGTATTTCCAATCAGTCTTATAGAAATCATATGATCCACGACGGAACCCAGAGAACCCTAAGTTAAGAGCCATGTCCTCATCGTTGTCAAATACTCCCCAAGAAGTAGAACCGCCACCAGACCATGTTCCTCCATTTTGATCAGCAAGCATGTCATCAACATTTAACGCGCACGCTCGATTCAAAAACATCATATTTTCCTCGATAGAGCCTTGGCGATCAAATTCCGCTAAGATTAAATCAAATGCAGCTAATGTATCTGTGGCACTGTCTGAACTTAACCCATCAATAGAGTTACCTCTTTCTTTTACGGCACTGAACAAACCTTGCGTTCCAGATCTCGCACCTAGCAAAGCTTCAGTAGCTGGTGCAGCGTCAGCTGCGTCGTCAGTTGATAACTCACCTTCAATACACATCATCTCACAGTAGTCTGTGAAACGAGATACAGTATCACCAGCAGCCTTTAGATACCATAGATATCCGTTTTGCCCATCTTCACCAGAAACTTCAACCCAACCAATTTGAGAAGCATCAGATCCTGATACCTCATAAAGGTCTTTTAAAATAACTGGTTTATTAGTGAACGACTTGAATTCCGGTTGAATTGAATCACCTCGACCTTCTTGACCTTTTTTGTACTCAGATCCAAAAACGAATCCTAATACAGCTCCATCAGTAAATGTGATATCACCTGTTTCGCTAGAATCCATTTTAGTTTGTGTATAAGGTACACAATCGTAAGTTGATCCATCTGCTGCTACAGCTGTAACATAACACCTAAGTGTTCCTACACCGGTTCGGTTTAATAACACATTATCCCCAACGCGTACTGCATGGGTCGTATCTGTAGTAGTAACTTGACCAGCGCCAACTGCAGCTCCACCATCAGCGTTGATGACTCCAGCTGCTGATAGGTGTAATCGCCCTTGCTCTGACCAAATAACTTGATCTGCGCTCATTGCTTCTTCAGCACCTACTTGCGCTAAGAATCCTGAGATAGTTCTGTTTCCAAAAACCTCAGCTTCTTTTTCCATTAAATCAGGTAAATACTGCGCTGTCCATCCGTCGTTTCTTAAATCTAAGAAAGCAGAGGCTACAGTTTGTTTACCTGGTGCGGGTACAGAGTTTAATCCTGACCCGTTTACAACTCCATCACTCATAATTTTTTAATTTTTAATTATTAATTTTTGTTTTTACTTTTAATTTTATACTTAAAAGAAGCGGAATCATCACCTAGCACTTTGAACTTCATACCCCCAGTCTGCGCTTCTCCATGAGAGGATCTAGCGGTTGTGTTGATATTCTTAGCTTTGGCTACACTGTCTTTCAGCGCATCTGCCTTGCCTTGTTCATAGAAGTGTTGAGCAACTGCATCTGCATTCATAGCTGTATACAAACTCTTATGGTAACCTTTAGCATCTGACAACGTGTTATCTTCATCCAAAAACTTTTTGGTAAAGTTATTTATGTCGCTTTGGGTTTCCTTTACTTGGTTCGCATCCTTAACATTAAATCTAAACTTCTTATCTCCGACATTATATTCAAAACCTTTGAACTTGTCATTGAAAACCTGCTCGGTCTTCTTAGTAAATTTAAACTTCTGCTCTTGAGCTGTTTTTCGCGTATGCTCCGACTCTTTATTGTATCTATCGAAGAAATTTATAGCTTTCTGCTGCTCTTCAGTGAGTTTACTTCCAGCTTTAATCTCTTCGTAATATTTAGACTTTTGCCCGTCTAAATAGGTCTTGGCCTCGGCAACTTGCTCTTTGAGGGCCAATTTTTTTCTTTTAATATCTCTTTCATCATCTACATCCTCGTCAAACGAGAAGTTATCTTCCATAAGGAAGTTAATCTCCTCCGAGTCTAGATGAGGTTTAGTTCTTTTGTAGTATTCAAGTAAAGCTTCTTGACTGTCTAAGTCCTCAACGTTTCTATTTAAGTTAACATAGTCCTGAAGGTCACCACCAGTTTCGTCCATAAAGTCCATTAACTTCTGAACGTTTTCAGGTAAATCTCCACTTATCTCCTTAGCTTCAATACCCGGAAACAACTCCTCGGTAACCTCTTCTTCTGTTACTTCCTCAAGTGCGGGCGCTTCGTCATCAGCGACCTCTTCTTGTGCAACCTCTTCAATTGCTTCTTCGAGATCAGTTTGGTTTTCATCAACTACTTCTTCTTGTGGTTCTACTGGTTTACTTAAATCTACTTTAATGACGTCTGGGTCATCTTTGCTTTCAAATTTTTCTAGATCAGGTTCTACAACCTGTTCTTCTACAGCCTCTACCTGAGGCTCTTCTTGGATAACCTCTTCGGTTACCTCTTCATTTTTTACTTCTTCCATAATATATTATATAATTAATTACCAATTTGTGGGCTGAACTTATCTAAACCCATTCCGCCTCCTAGGATATCATTACCTGAAGACTCAAACTTTTTAGCTTGTGCTTTAACAGTTTCTCGCTTATCTTTACCAACCTCTTTCATGCCCTCTATCCTTTCTGTAGATTCTCTTTCTTGATCACGTAGACTTTGGTTAAGATCAAACTCAAATTGCATCAACTCTTTCTTCAGTCTAACTTCCTCTTGTAAGTGCATAAGTTTAGCTTGTGATTTAGTTTGCTCTAATTGAAGGTCTGTTTGAGCTTTTGCCTGATTTTTTTGCATCTCAGAATCAGCTGCTGCTTGCTGAGTTTGTGCATTAGCCTCCGCTTGGGCTTTAATATTCTCTTGCTGGAGTTTTTGGTCACGTTCTTGCTTCTTCTTGCGTTTTATTTTTAATAACTGATTAGCGAGTTTTAGGTTCTTAACCTCCCGAATATCTATAGCATCATCTAAATCTATTAGTTGTTGGGCTAAAGCCGTTTGTATGTTATTCTCTAACATCTGTTTCTCCTCTTCATCAGGCTCTAGTTCTATAAATATACCAAAGTCATATAGATGTAATTCTGCCATCTCTTTGAGCGTAGCTACATTATGTGCTCCTATAGCTTGAACAAAAGCATCAGCCGTAGGTGAATACTCTAGTATATCTGAAATCCTAAGAGATAAAGCCTCCGCTATCTCCGATGTCAAGAACATGGAGCCAAGCAAAACGTGCCTTGTTGCTACATTAGAATTAGCTGCCGCTAACTTCTGCACTCCTACTAGTGACTTGGGATCTGGAACACTAGCGTCTCTAGCCTCGTTCAACCCTGTTACATCCCGTATCATTTGAAGATAGTAGTTGTAAGTGTTTATTAAACTACCAATTTTATTTTGCCCAGCTCCGTTAGATATCTGCTGTATAGGAATTTTCCCTGGATTTGGGTCACCATCAGATGTTAAACTCCGACCTATAACACTACCCGTTTGGAAGAACATGTTAAGCGCTTCTTGCGGGTTATAGTTCGTGCCATTACCTAAATCTACTTCAGCAAGTCCATCAGCATCAAGGTATACTCCGTCAGGTACCATACGCGACATCACTTGCTGTAACTTAAGATGCGTTAACTGAATAGTATCAGCAAACCCAGTAATTCTACTAACTATAGATTCAATGCGACCCTCATACATTCTAGGTGCAACTAAAGAGTAGTTCATTTTAACTTTATTAAAATCACTCTTGCTACGCATCATATTTTCCGCTTTCTCCCACTTAAGCAATTTATCAGTACCTAAAATCATAGCACCTTCAAATATGCATTCTACAGATCTTTGTAATCTAGAGTATCCGCCTTCCTTGTCTACTGGAGGATTGAAAGTATCAGGTTTTTCTATAGCTTTATATCCACCACTACCTGTCTCTTTAATTTTATAAACGTCATTAGTGTGTGTTCTAAAGTTAAAATATAAGACTTGAACTTTGTTTTTGTCCGTTTCCTGGGCACGTCTACCTATATTTCTTTTGCTGCTTCTAGAGTATATATCCTTTATATCAGATTCTGTTAGATTGTCAAATTCTCTAGCTAATTCGTTAATTGGAATTGTCTTAACTTCACCTATGTAGTATATATCCTCAAAGTATGGTGAATCCGTATATGAATAAACAATATTAGCGGGATCAACATACTCTATAGTAACTCCATCACTCCAATTAAAGTTGGTTTTAACACACGCAATGCCAAGTACCGTTAAATCATATAAGAGCCGCTGTCTAGTTAAGTCATATTTATTTCCATCTAACAAAACGTTTATAGCTTGCTCCTCCGCTATTTCTACAGCTTGTTTATAATCAAGTTGCATGTGCAAGTCTAACTCCTCTTGAGTGTCCGGTAAATCTTCTTTTTTATTTTCGTATAAATCTACATTAAATAAGCTAGCGGCTTGATCGTTATAAACTTTAGCTTCCATGTCTCTCATAACAGACTCCATATACTCAGTCCTTTTACTAACACCAAACTGGTCTTGTGAGTAGGCTTTTACGCTAAACATTCTCTCCGACATGCCATTTACTACTATATCTACAAACTTAGGTATAATAGGCACAGGTTTCCAATCTAAATTAAGATAGGATAAATCACCATTAATAGACAACTCATCCTTATATTTCTGTATAGATTGCTCTCCTCTAGCATACAATCTTAAGTTGTGAAACTTTTGCTGAGCAGCACTGTATCTATTGTTATAGGAATCTTTGAACCACTCTTGTTCAATAGCCCTAGCTACCTTAAGCCCATACTCAAGGCTCATTTTCTCTAAGTCGGGAACCGCTTGAGAAGGAAAATTAACATGTACTGACTCAGCCATATTCTACTTTATTATTTGGGACATAAATCCCTTATTGTTATATTTTGCTATATTTAAATCTAAAGGTTGTATTTCTACCTTAGCGTTAGACGCGTATAGATGTCTGTTGCAGGCCATGATAGCTAAACCAGAACTTATAGAAGCATCATGTTTAGTTCTCTTGTTTATATCAAATCTAGCCCAATCATTTAATAACTCATTAAAGTATAACGTACCATAATTGCCCTCGCCTAAATGACCTACATGTTCTTGTATATACATCTCTATAGCCGCTGCGTGAGCTTGTTTAATGTCTTCACTAGAGTTTGGTATACCACCAACCTCTTTTTCTGCCACTGACAGCTTCTTCCATACTTTATCTGGTCTGTTCATGCTATACCCTCTGTATCCTCTTCGACGTAGATAATATAGTAATCTTGGTTTATTGTTCTCCGCAAGGAGTGGCATACCATAAAATACCAACGCCATAAGTACATCCTCGAAAAACATCTCTGCGGTTTGGGGTCTTGCTATATATTCTAAGAAGAACGTACTCGAAGGAGCGTCTTCCATAGAGAATTTAGTTAATCCGTGGAGCGATCCTTTTGATCCTTTGCCATCAACAGTGCCGCTAATATCATAACTATCACAGCCAAACGCCCCAATATGATTATTGCCTGGGAACCTAACACCATTCTTTATAACTTGTTTGTTTTGTAAAACCACGGGCGGAACCCAACTCACCTTAAACCTACCACTTGGATCTGGATAAAAGACAACTTTTGAATCTTTAATACCATTCTCCCACTGAAAACTCCCAGTAGTAGTATGCGCTGCATGCCTACTACCTTCGTTATAGTCTATTTGCTCATATATCTTCATTAAATTGAAGATGCTATTTTTACTCTCATCCCGGAACGCGTGTTCAGTAGTTCTAGGAAATTGACGATAAAACTCATTTAAAGCATCTGGATCATCTTTTAATCCCTCAACCTCGTTGTCCCAGCTGTCTACAACACCAACGTCTATTAATTCACCGTCTGGTCCCAGTCGTTCTCCATCACGTGGATTATCAAAGACTGGAAATCCGTACTCGTCAATAAATCCTTCATAGTTCCATTCCATTGGGACAAAGAGAGAATAAAGCCCAGACTTCGTTTGTCCATTACGGTTTCGCTTTGATACATCTGAATCATTAAAAAGTTTCTTAAAATTGCTACCTCCCTTATCTAACGCGTTAGAAGTAGAACCCATGAGACATTTCCCTACGATTCTACTACCTAATCTCAAACAAGTTTTAGTAACCCTCCAATTGTTTAATATATTATCTGGTCTCTCCCATTTACCACTCTCATCATGTACTAATAGATTAAGTTTTTCACCATCATAGCTATTATCTCCAGTGTTCTTCCAATCTATAGTAGTGTCAAGACCCACTATCTCCTCGAGCTTTTCATTGCTCTGTATTTTCTTTCTAGTAAACTTACTCGCCGGAACTCTATACGCTAATTCCGATTTCGGACGATCCATACCGTCCTGTATAGGTTTAAAAAAGAAAGGGTAGTTTATAGATATAGGTACTACTTTATCTGTAAACATCTTTTTAGCGTCGGCCCCAGACTTAGAGAGAATCCCATATCTACTATCACTCGATATAGTGGCTAAGTTAACTGCTTCTGCTGAACTCATAAAAGAGAATCCCGAACGGCGATTCTTAAGGTAGCACATTCCATAGCATCTCTTGTCAGCTTTACAAGCCTCCCAAAATATAAAGAATAGCCTATTGGCCTCCCTAAAGTCTGGAGCTCCGACGTCAATCTTGCTCCATTGAAGGTACATGTAGTGACTACCTGTTAAATAGGTTGGTGTTCCGTTATTGTTAAACCAAAAACCTTCCTCCCTTCGTCTAAATTCTTCGTCGATATAATCATGCCACTTCTCTTTTTGTTCGTCTGGATAATTTCTCCAATCGAATATAGTCTTTAAGCGACTTAGTTCTTTTGGCATCTCCATCTTCTCCCACTTTTTCTTCTTATGCTCAAAAACATTAGTGGGTTTAGGCAGCGCTATCTTAAAACCTTGTATATCGTATATCTCTCCTATAACACCATTCTTAGATAACACCACTATATCGTGATCTTTATCGTATCCGTACTTCCACTTCTTGCCTTTATTAAGTCTACTTAAAGTAGTCTTCTTTATAGGTTCTATTATTTTTACTAGCGTCTGCTCGTACATTACTTAGATCTTCCTTCGGCAAAACCTTTAAAAGCTTTATTTTTCTTCTCTTCAGGTTCTCGACCCTCTAGTAGGTTCTCTTCTTCTTGAATTCGTGTTAGTATCTCAAAAGCGTCAAATATAGCAAGCTTTTTTGTAGCGGCAGCGTTTTTGAGTCTATCTGCGGTGATATCATCACCTGAATCTACAATAGCTTCTTTAGCCACCTTGATCAACTCTTCAACTGCTCTATGCCCAGCTTGGATTATATTCCTCTTCGTCTCCTTGATGTTCATATTTAATTGTAATAAAATTAGATAACACTCTGTATAACTTTTGACCATCAACTATAAATTCAAACTCACTGCTAGGTCTAAATCCAATTAGATCGCCCTCTTCTACTGTACCATCAGTATACCTAACAACACCCATTAAAGGTCTCTCTGTTTCAGTGTCAAATTCATCTATAGACTGAAGAGGTTGAACAAAACAATATCCTTTAGGACAATTCCATTCACCACCCTCCCTTTTATACAAGTACACTTGATCTCTTGCTACTAGATATTTACCCTCTTCAAGAAACGATCTACTGTTTCTTTCTCTGCCTTTTACATCGTGCCATCTGCGAAAAACGTTGTGATGCAAGGTGATTACATCTCCCACGCGAGGATTTAAAGGAGCGCCAGCTCGAGGCACAGATAAAACCCGCGCCTCCCTGTTTATGTACTGATGGTTAAATATCTCAGTGTTTAATATCAACTCCTTGTCTCCAATTTTTTTGCTATTGTTATACCTATCACCTAGTGGTTCGACAATATAGTCGTAGACTGAATCCATCAATACTCTAAATTATACTCCACAGATACCGCCATGTTTTTATTGAAATCCTTCCAAGGTATAACGGTTTTATCTTTTCTGATGTATATAGAGTACTTAGTCTCCTCTTCTAAGATGTCACATATAGTATGACCACCATACACTTCTTGCCCAACGGCATAATGCATGGAGTCATTCTTGTAGTCTTTACCTATCGTGATCTTACGAATCAGATGGCTCATTCTCTTTGTATTTTATAGTTCCGTCGTTTATATTGACGTCTATATCTTTACCGTATTCTTCACGAATTTCATCTTGTAATATATTGAGTTGATCGTTACCTTGAAACAGAGTATTTAAAGCTCCATGTTTCTGCGCTTCGAGTTGCCCAATATCGAGTTTAAGCTTATTTAAAGCTTGAACGATGCTTTGTAACTTACCTAAATGCTCATCAGAGATCTTCTCTGGTTTTAGGTCTACAACCTTCTTATTTTTTGATTTACCCATAATTAAATTAAATTAAATTTATTAAATAGTTGTTTCTGTATACCATTCTCCATTTTCATTGTTTAGGATAGCTAGTATCTCGCTATGTGTATATTGTGTTTCGCCGTCTAGAAAAGATGGAGTGTCTCCCTCGAACTTCACAAACGTTTTAGTGTTGTTAATATTATAACGCAAAGTGTCAGAACTTGTCTCTAGTACTTGAGAGAAGTCCACCGAACCTATATCTGATGATTCTATAATTACATATTTCATTGTTACCAAGGTTTATCAGTGGACCAAGCCGCTCCGTTTACTAAAGTCATAGCCGCAAAGCTGTTTCCTGCTAAATCGTTTGCACTAGTGCCTTCATTTTCATCCATCTTTAAATACTTCTGCAACCTAGCGGAACCTGTGTAATCTCCAGAATTACTACTTAGATTTGGATTGTCATTATATATAGCAGCTATATTATCTTCATCTAAAGCAGTATTCCATGTGGCTATCTGATCCAAGTATTGGTTGTAGTATGCTAAACCTGCCAAATTAGATGTGGTAAAGAGGCTAGTTCCAGTATGAGATTCTAGGTTTGTTGAAGATGCTACAGAGCTTTCACTGTTAGTGGCCACAACATCACCGTTTATATAACATATAGTACTCCTGTTTGTTGCAGATCCGTCGCTTACAAAGGCTACGTGATACCAAGTATCAGCGTCCATGTTAGAATTAAACACAGCGTTGATAACAGTAGTACTTGTTCCTGTAGCTCCTACTATTTGCATATCCCCACCAGCACTACATGCTATCCATAGGTATTCACTAGGATATGTCCCTTTCCAAAACACCGTTTGGTTAGTAGTGGTAACAAATTTAACGTAGAAAGATAGCGTCCAACTACCAGTCGCCAAAGTATCAAAAAGATTATCTCCATCAGGTTGCGACAGATAGTCATTAGTACCATCCATAAGGATAGAGTACGAGTTGGTATTAGTCGATGGCGGTAATGATTTTACTAAACTACCGATACTAGATCTTAATCCTAACACTAGCCTAGGTATGCTATAAAGGCTGTAGCCCCAGATGTTGATATCTCTGACCAACGACCATAAATAGTGATACCCGCTGGAAACTCTGTCCCAGTGGCAATCTCACCTTTCGTGCCTTCGGTTCTTGTAGGTGCGTTATCAGCGTCTGCATCAGTTCTATCGTGAGAGGCAGGGTTTCCAATACACTGCACCTTCCCGCTTCTGTCATCTTTAAGCACATCAAAGGTGCAAGCATCTACGCATGTTATAGCTGTAAAAACTTTTCCAACTGGAGGTTTTACAGTGCTTGCGGCGGTTTTACAGAACACAGATCCCAGTTGCCCAAGACCAAATGCTGTTGTTGAGTTCATTCCCATTTTATTTTTTTACTTTTTCTATTGTCCTACCCGCGAAGTATGCTCCAAAGGCAGTTAACATTAATATTTCTAATAAAGACACATATGAATCTTTAACGTTGAAAGGCAGCGTGTCTATACTGTCAAACACCATAGTCGCCACAAACATAGTCATAAGAGCTAATAGAGTTAGGGGTCTAATCAGCTTAGCGAGTTTAACATCACTACCCATATCTGCCACCCATCTATTTGTTACATTCTCTTGGAATTTTACTTCCGCGTCTATCATTTTTTGAGCTTCTCCAGAATCTATAGTTGGATCTTTGTCTATAAGATTTTTTACTATACCCAAAGCTCCCTTGTCCGGGAGAAGATCTCCTACTACACCTAAGATATCTGGCGCTTTATTGGCTAACCAAGCACCTAGCTTAGTGTCTTTTATTTTCTTTTTATCACTCATTATCTCTCCGCTTTCATAGCCGATTGCTCCCAAGGAAACCCCTCCCATCCCTCTTCATTCCACGTACCGTTGTATTTTATCTTACCATCCTTCCTCTGATAAGTCTTACCTTCCCATCTTACCCAGTCGTCCCCAAAAGCGGCTTTACCGCTATCCATATCCCTTACGTGTTGGGCTTCGTGAGAGATCACTTTTCTCTCTTGAGCGCTACCTGGTTCAACGCCCTTATCTACCACTACTCTACCTGGATGAGCTTCACCTAAAACACCATCCTCAAGTTTTTTGCGCTCAATTTTAAAACCGTGCTTCTTATTAAGTTTACCACCATGAGCGATACCTGGTAGTGGTTTATTCCCAAGTTTAAAAGCCATAGTGTTTATTTACGTCTATCTGTGATGATAGCGTTAATAAATGTGTCAACCCATCCGAAGATTTTGTTGTCCGCCTCCGTAGGTGTTAAGTTCACCACTACCTTCGCTAAGGCCATTAGGGCTATAAGTAATGCAGCCCAGTTTTCTAATAAAAATTCCATCATATTATATTGATTTGTTATTATCTATCTTTATCTCGTATCATATCATCTATAGACTTATTCATGACTTTATCTGTATATGATACGTTATTGTAAAAAACACTACGCTCTGAGGTAGGTAAATCTTCCTCACCTAGTAGTATTCGGTATATGCGACTCACGAGTTGAGAGCATTTAAAAGAGGTTTTAAATATAGAGTATTTAATACTCGTTCGGTTTCTATGTCGCCAGACTTCTATCCACCCGGCTGATCGCAGTCTCTCCCACCTTTTCTTATCCCAAGAATACGTGTAAGCGCCGTCGATGAATTCGTTTCGGGTAAATCTACCCTTATGATCTAGATATATCAACAACTCTAGATCAGCATCTGTTAACCCGTAAGTCTTACAGGCCCACTTCCTCGTGAGCCTGTAGTACTTAAGGATGTTCATCTCTTTAAGATCTTGAGATGTAATTCTCATTCCACTAAAACCACATCTCTTGCTCGGATTACATGGTACATTGTATCCGCCCAGGTTATACCATGCCCAGCGTGTTTGTCGTAATATATAATGTCTTCATCTTTTAGACCTTCCACTAGATTACCTGTAGAGATAATCGTAGCTTTTACGTACCTATTCGTTTCGTCTAATTCTTCTGTGAGAAGTAGACCACCAACTTTTTTAGGCCCTGCTTTCTCTATATCTACTACTATGTAATCGTTAATGGCTTTCATCTGCTCTAGCATTTGAGATTACACAATCTGCGGATATAATGGTTGATACCACTGATACCGCGTTTTTTAGAGCTGACTTAGTTACAAGCACTGGATCTACAATCCCAGCCTCTAACATGTCAACGCATTTACCAGATATAACATCTACTCCACAGGATTCCTTATCTTCACACACCATGTCCGATATACCTGCGTTATCTAATATAGTGTAGAAAGGAGATCTAATAGCTTTAAGAAGTATCTCTTCCCCTACGTTTGTAGGTTTAATTTTTTCAGATGCCCATAACAAGGCGGCTCCACCACCAGCCACGATACCTTCTTTTAAAGCGGCTTTAGTTGCGTATATAGCATCTTCGGCCCTATCTTTCTTTTCTTTGAGTTCGACTTTAGAATCAGCTCCAATTCGTACAATACCTACAGATCCAGATAAAGAAGCTAATCTTTGCTCTAACTTCTTCTTTATAAATCCATTTTTCTCTGTAGCTATTTTTTTAGTTACTTCTGCTATCCTTTCAGTTGTTTCCTCAGTGATCTCCTCTAAGGTTATTACTGTAGAACTATCGTCTGTAACAACTGTCTCCGCCCTCCCCAAGTGATCTACACTTATAAGATCTAAATCATCTCCCAATTCCTCATTTATAACTGTGGCCCCAGTGAGGATAGCTAAATCCTCTGTAGCATCCTTCTTCGTGGGGCCAAATCCTGGTAGGTCTATAATATTAATCTTTATATTCCCTTTTACCTTATTCATAAGTAAAGCACTCTTTACCTGTTGTGCTACAGGCGCTATAATTAAAAGGGCTCTCCCTTTCTTTATAACATGTTCTAATACCGTTTGTATCTTTCGTACGTTGGGAATCTCGCTAGACACGATTAAGATATATGGATCTTCTAATTCAGAGATATGTTTCTCTGTATTCGTTACCCAGTGCGGAGATGTTAATCCGCAATCTATCTGAACTCCATCAACTAATTCCACATATGTTTCCTCTGTCTCACTTTCTTCCATGAGAACAACGCCTTCTTTCCCAACTTTTTGATACGCTTCTGATATAATAGCACCGAGAGCTTTATCATTATTACAAGAGATAGCGCTAACACTCTCAAGCATATCTCCCACAACTTCAATAGCAGAGGTTTCGAGGTACTCATTGACCTTTTGAAGTCCCGAGTTAATACCCTCTTTAATATCTCGAATTGAGTTGCCACTATACTGTTCTGAATTTACTGTTTTAAGTAGTGATTCAGCAAGTACAGTAGCTGTAGTAGTTCCGTCCCCTGCCTCTTTCACGGTATTGCTAGCGGCTTCCTTTATTAGGGTGGCCCCTATGTTTTCAACCGGATCATACAAGACTACGCTTTGAGCAACGGTTACACCGTCTTTTGTTATGACCGGCTTTCCGCGCGCGTCCTCATATATTACACACTTCCCAGAAGCGCCTAATGTAGATTTCACGGCTTTAGCTAATTTTTCTACTCCGGCTATGACTTTGTCTTTAGCCTCCTCGCCGAAGTCTAGTGATTTTATTAACTCACTAGGTAAGTTATATTCCATATTGTATTAAATTAAATTAAATTTTGGTTAGATGGTTTTATAGATACTCACATTGAAGTTTGTTATCTTGTTATTTCTGCGTCCGTAGACAGCGAATCAATATATGCTTGATTTTGATGATATACTTCGTCGCTGACGAATTCAATTTCAGTATTACTAAGTTTAATCTCCTCATCGATCTGCGTTTTAGGGGTGCATGACGCGAAAATCACGCCGATTAGTAATATTGTCCTCATGTTAGAACGTTTTTACCACTTTCGGCCCTTTTGTAGCCTCTAACTTCTTCGAGAAGTAGTCGATGCTTCCGTCAATAGCAGATTCTGCGCCTTCCATAGTCTCTCTACGGGTTACAGAGTGCCAATTCTCTTCATCTTTAGGGTTGGATACTTCCGTTTGGTAGAATCCGTTGGGTAATTGGGTAATTCGCCACTTACTCTTGTCCGCCATGTGCGTCCATTCAGTGATCTCTTGTTTCCCAGGTTTCATAGTATGCGTCGTAGACGTACTATTGTAGTATAAATAGGTCATGTGTTTTTGGTTTTATGACTGTTTATGGTATAGGGAGTTTCCCTATGTTCTATTCCTTGCTTTCTTTTTCGCTCTATCTTCTTTTCTACGCTCGCTTGGTGACAAAGCGTTCCTCCGAGCTATTTCAGCTTTATTTGCTTCAATCTCAGCTTTCCTTTCATCTTCTTTCTCTGCAGATGCAGCACTTGAAGCTTGCATCTTAGATAACTCAGCAATATACTGCTCGTCAGATTTAGCCTCTAGCGCTTTGCTTGACTCTTCATTACCTGATTCGCGGGATATCACATTCCCTTCCGCGTCTTCTGTTCCAGTACCAGCGGCTCTTTCCGCGACTCTATATGCTTTATCTGCAAGAACCTCCTCGGAATTGCTGAGATTACGTAGTAAGTTTTCAGTTACTGATGTGCTTGGTTCCCCTTCTTTGGCTTTGAACCCGGAAAATCCTTTCATTTTAAATGCCATATCTTTATCCTTTTGAATTTATAGCAGCGACATCTTTTTCAAGTTGGGCGCTAGCTGCTTGTGTGTTAGCTTTTTTATTACTTTTTGCGGCTTGGTCTGCAGCCTTTTTTACGTCGCGTCTAGAACCGCCAGATTCGCTTTTAGCTTGCTGTCTTAATCGCTTACGGCCAGCTCTATCGCTAGCTTTGTACTCATCGCTTTGTTTTACCTCCTTTTTAGCTTGACCTTTAGTCAATGTCCTCTTACGAGCAGTCTCAGCTATAAGCGCTGCCTCTTTCGCATCGGCTGTACCAGCTGCCTCCTTCTTTCTGTCTTCACGTTCTTTACCTCTAGTAATTGCAGCCTGAGCATCTCGCTCTCCCTGGCCTGACGCTTTCTTTTTTGTACCTTTGTAGTCACTAGCAACTACTGTGCTACCTCCTTTAGTTCTACCTTGTGATTCTACGAGAGTATCTGATTTATCTTTATTGCTCTTCTTTGTTGTAACGTTTCCGCTTTTCCCACTACCAGTTTTATCACCATGTGATTTATCCACATTGCCAGCTTTACCGGGTGCCGTAGTTTGTAAACCTGGCTTTTCAACACCAGTAGCTATTTCAGAAGCTTTTATTGACGGTTTCGCAGCTGGTTTATTAATTCTCTTACCTGCAACTGTATCGTCTGACCCCTTAGTGACCCTTGTTTTACCGTATGCGGCATTAATTTTAGCTTGCGCTGTCTCGTACGCTTCGGATCCAACTTCGTTAGCGTTCCTAGTTTTAATGTAAGAATCTAAATTAGCGTCTTTAGCTTTTGCGTCTGCATAAGGATTCGCTTTTAAAGCGGAGGATCCCATCTTTTTAAATGAGGTTGTATTCCCCGATCTTAATTTAAATGCCATGTTGTTTTATTTATTTTGTTACTACTGATCCGTGCCTACAACCATAAACTCTACGATAGTCCCGCTTGTGGTAGCCCATGCTTTTAATGTATCATCAGCGATTAAAGGTAAGAAAGCCCAATCTCCACCAGCTAGTTTTAGTAAGTTATCAACTCCCCCGTCTTTGTAGACATAGATGTAGTCCGTAGCGGTGTCATCCGTGTTCTTAACATACAAATATGCGATAGCAGCGAAGTCATCTCCTGTGTATAGCGTCACCTGACCTGAGGCTGTTCCTACGGCTGTAGACGTTATTGGTTGTCTAGCTAAACCAGTGGTATGGCTAGCCGTGATACTTGTATTAGTCGACAAACTCAAAGAGTCCGTAACCAGATCTGTACTAGCTAATGTAAGTGTCGGTGTTAGTGTTGCCATTGTTGAAGTGTTATACTTCGTATAATCACATGATTAATAATATTTTTACAAAACATGACACTAGCCTGCTACTCTTAACCCTTATACCTTATGTCACCTATAGATATTAGGGACTAATATCCTAAGGTACCCGTATATAGGAGGTACCCGCGAAAAGGACATTGTAAATATATAGAGTTTGTATTGCCCCCTCCCCCCTCCCCCGCCCCATCCAAAATAAAAACCCCAACTTTTACCCCACCCCACCTTCTCTCCCCATATATCATTTCTACAAACTAAATACGACTACATTTGGATAATATATATATGAAAACAATAATACTAAATCTTTTATACAATTTATATCTCGTAATTCTATTTACTATA